ATCTCACGGGCAATCCTCCTCAAGAGGTGCATCGGCATCATCGTAACCGATGTAAATAGTTAAGTCCTTTCCGAAGTGTCTCATGCAGTAATCGGTAATCTTCTGATTATCCTTAACCGCTTCCGCCCATCTATTAGCAATGACCGCTAGTGGAATAGTTTGCATTGCTACCTCACTTTATATGCTCGTCTACTAGATGCGAACTGAGTGCTTTTACCTAGTGCATATTCACCGATTTTAGACTCTAGGTAAGGTACCAACTTAGGCTGTAAGGCTGTTTTCATCGGACCAAACGTTTTACGAGGTTTAATCCTAAATGATGTTTTACCTTTAGCAAGTTGAAAGCCACCGGCAAATAATGTCTTACGCATTGGCTCTGTGATTTGTTTCGTATAACCACGCTCAATCTGTTCGCCTAATCGTTTAGCAGACGATGATAACCACCCTACTTTTACAGATTGCGACTTGGCGTCATATTGGTAACCAACAGCTCGATACATCTTACCGAGAGGTGTATAACCAACTGTAGTCTCCTTTACGCCACCGGCTATAAGTTGAGCACGGGATTTAAGCCCCCAACCTTCCTTATACGCCTTGCCGCCATCTTGATAAGCACGCCTTACTTTAGCGCCAAATGCTGCCTCAAATTGTGCCCTCATTGTAGGTGGCATAAAGTTAGCATATTTGTGGCCACCAGGTGAGCCGGATTTAATTCCGGCCTTGATTTCCTTCTGCATCATCCACCCGACTGACTTCATAGCTTTCCTTGTCCAATCCGGTTTAGTCTTAGCTATAAATTCAAGATACGGTGTAGCAGTGTCAGTAATGGTAATTGGTGAGTTACTCATGGTCTTACCGTCCTGACGTTGGCCACAATTTCAAGACAGTGCATTTTAGCGTCGCTATCGGAGATATGATCTACATACCACTTCTTACCATTGATGTAGATTACATCTTTAGTCTTAGGTAGTGGCACGTCCTTAGTTCTAACCCATACCTTAGCTTTATCAGCAAGGCCAGTTACAAACCCAGAACCTTTACCGTCATACTCGCCGATTTCTACACTAGCCTTAATCTGCTTACCTTCGTATGTTATTTTTTCGCCAAATACATCGAGTAAGGCGCTTTCATCATAGGTCAGCATATGTTATACCTCGTAGAGTGAATGCGGACCGTGTGGCCCGCATTTCCGTTAAAATACAATGATTAGTTTTTCAACATTACTGTTACAGTATCTTGAGTAGCAGTTTTTGGTTCTACTGCAATACCCAATGGTTTACCACCAGTTTTAGCAGCTTTACCAGAATCGAAGTTTACTGCATCACCTACAGCATATGTATCAGATTTCTTAGCATCTACTTTGAATACGCCAGTTACTTTTAACGCACCCATTTCGTCTTTCTTGATATCTGTTACTGCTACACCGTGAAGTGCACCGGCTTCTACAATGTCACCGGCTTTTACATCTGCTGTTGCCACATAATTGATGCGGTCTGTTTCATATACGAATTTTGCCATATGTATTTACCCCCTAATTATTTACCTGCGTTTTTGAATACACCACGGAAGTCAAGAGCACTTACGCCACAGTCGAATGCTACTTTGTATTCGATACCATCGACATCGAAGCCTTGGCGAGTTTCAAGACGTGGAGTTTCAACGCCATTCAAGTAAGTTACTTCAATAGTGTCATGTTGAGATGCGTCAGCTACTAAGTACCATGCATCTGGATCAGTTAATTCAGCATCTGCTACAACTACGAAGCGACCTTTGTAAGGGTTAACTACACCGGAGTTTACACCGTCTACAGCTGCAGTAGAGTTAACGATTTGGTATGCAGTCATTTCAAGTTCTGGAGGAACTACCAAGTATTTAGGTGTGATGTTAAGAGTAGCATCACCAGTAATACCTTTTTGACGGCGCATAGCAGTAATTGCTTTAGCGATTGCTTTCACAGATAATGCTTCACCTGTACCTGCCACATTGCCATGTTTAGAATCAAACAATGCTACATTGTCTTGCATTTTAACGTTACCAGTTAATTGCGCATACACCATTTTGTTTACTAAGCGTTTAGCTGCAGAACCGTATTTAGTAGCAATTTTGGAGAACAAGCCCAAGTCGTCGTTGATGATAGCTTGACGAGTTAAGCTAAACAATTTACCATAAGTAGCTACTTTAGTACGAGCAGATGCTTCGCCTAAGAAGTCTTGTTGGAATTGGCCACCTTCTGGAACTAATTCAAGGTTACCTGCTTCAGACAATGCTACGCGTGCAGCTTCTTTGAAATCACGGTTAGAGCCTTTACCTGCCCAAATTTGGTAAGTAGTTTCAGCTTCGTTAAAGCCTACCATTACGGATTTGTTAGCCAAGTTAGCCATGATGGCTGGGAATGTAGATGTAGAATTAATAGCTTGAGGAGCCAATTCCATGTTATCGCCAAAGTTAGCTTGCAAGCCTTCACGTTGCAAGGACTCACGTGCCAACTCAACCATAGAGTGACCACGTAATTCTTGTGCACCTGGTGCAGCATCTGCTACAGGGATACCTGCTGCCATCAATACCGCATCTTGTGCAGCTGCACGGAACTTATCAGATTCGGCTTCGCCCATTGTTACGGACACGCCTTTATTACGTGCGCGTAATTGGTCCATTACCATCGCACGAGCTTCGTCAACGGATACGCCCATTACAATTGCTTCGTCAGCACCTTCTACGTCGAAGTCACGGAACAATGCAGTAATTTCGGAAGTACGTTTACGCTCTTGCTCCATAGCCTTTTGAAGGTCCTCTTGTGTGATACCAGTTTCTACTGGTGTAGATTTTACTTCTTCATTTTTTAAAATTTCTTCACCATTCATACTTTTTGTTTCCTCCTGTGTGTCAATACTTGTATGAATTTCATCAGCACTACGTCCCACACCAACAGTAGCGTCAGCCGGAACAGATACAATACTGATTTCTAAAGGTTCCCAATCGGTTACTACATATGTGTCAGGTCCTTTGAATCTACCATTACTGGATACAGAATCTTTCTCATCAAGCACCTCGTAGCGCTTAATGGAATACCCAACACTTACACCTTGTAGCGTACCAGACTGTACCTTTTGGAATATTGTTTCGGATTGTTCATCTTCATCGAATCGCACTAAAGCTTTACCTCGATTATCTTCAATCCAAACTTTCTCGATGTGTCCAACCACCGCATCACGGTCATGGTTAAACAACAATGTACCTAAGCCATCGTTAAATCTATCGAGATTAATACATCCTTCATCATGACAAAGGATTTCATCGCCGAACCAACGGCCATATGGCGTTTCGGAAGAGAATGATAATTCTACTGTCCGACTATCGGTATCGACTTGATCAATAGTAGTTTCTCGACAATAGTTGCCAAGAACACTACGCTTTTGATGCCCTTTCATTACTAGCCATCAGCTCCTTCCTGTGCAGTGTCATCATCGCCCATCGTTAGCGGTTGCAACTCACTGGAATAATCTAGTAACACCCCGAGCTCCTTGGCTCTATCCTGTTCGAGTTTCCGTTGTTCAAGAACTTCTTCCCAGTCCCGTCCAGATGATGCGCACACATCCTCTAAAGTTGTAAGACCGGATTTAATAGCCTCTTTATTGGCGTTAACTTCCTTAACAGGGTCAATCCATGACCACCCTGGAGCAAGCCAAGCTACCTCTTGGTATTTGTCCTTGTTCGCTAAGTAGTCAGAAGGTAATTCACCTGCTAAGTAAAGGGCGTCAATAAAGGCTTTCCAAATCGGCATACAGAAGTGTGTGATTACAAATTTCTGCACTTGACGGAATGTCTTTTGGTCCTCTAACAAGTTTTGCCTTGCAGCTGAGAAATTCCCAGATATATTACGCGCTACGATGTCAGCGCTCATACCTAGACCGGACGCTACACGTCTAGTCTGAGTTGCTGAATATTCACTTGCAGTACCGGCGTTACGCTTAGGGTCTGCAAACTCGATAGACTCGCCAGGACTTAGGTGTCTAACCATACCTGGTGCCATTGTGATATTAGGTCTACCCTTGCTATCTCTTGGTAGCATAGAGGTTTGTCTTGCGGAGTTTTGAGAGGTTACAAAAACACTGAAGCACGCTGCAACTCGTGCAGCAATTAAATCAGCATCCATGTACTCGTCGATATCGTGAATCCTACGCAATACTAACGCCAATAAGCTTATACCCCTAATTTGAGATGGTCGCTTAGGCTTGAATAACAAAAATGCTTGGTCTGTTGTTAACCGAACCGTATCAAAAGAACGTAACCCCATTGGGTCTGTTTGACTTATGTGGTACGCTACTGGTCTACCATGTTCGGTAACTTCTACACCGTTGATGATATTATTCTTACCGTTTGTGATACTTACTGCGCCAATGTTTTCAGACTCTATCAACTGAATGGATAATGGTAAGTACGAGCCTTGCGAGGTCTTATTAACTAGAATTTCACCATCGTACACCATACGTCTTAGTGCCATTTCTTGTAGTTCATAGAAATTAGAAATGCCCCTAATGTCAGCGTTTTCAGGTTCCGCCCATTTGGCCCATGCTTTTTCAATCTTCTTATTAAGATCGTTATTTAACTTGCCATTGCGGTTTCGCACTTTAGCTTGCGGAACAATTCCAGAGCCGATTACATTTCGTAACAGTGCAATTACAGCGGCTTCTGCTAAGTCACTGTTCATCTCGGCAGCTCTTGCTCGACCACGTATGATATCACGTGAACCCGTTGCAAGTTGTTCCGCTGTTCCATACGCTGGTTGCCAATCACTGTTTAGCCTATCCATGGATGCCGCATCATATTGACGTAATGCATCACGGTAGGCTTGGCGCTCGTACGCACGTTGCGGACTGACCCAACCGATTACTTTATCAATAATGTTCATCGTCCACCCCATGTCACGAATGCATCAGCTTGATACCCATTGGACTCTTCATGTACTCGTTGCATTAGCGTTTGTTCGCGTGCGTAAAGTACAGGTAAGTCAATCGTCTTGAATCGTTTACCACCAATCTGTAACTCGGAATATCCTTTAGTTTCGATATCCTCGATGACTTGGCGCACACGTTCAAGTTGTTCATTTACATCGCTCATGGTTCACCTCCTATCTAAACCAATGGCCAGTATTCCCTATGCCTCCGCTATAGTCCTCGTATGTTTGGACCTCTTCGGATTCCTCATAAGGTTCTGGCTCCATTAAATATTTAACGCCGGCAATATCTGCTACTGCTGCGTTGTAAGTACATGTATCAAGTAAATGGTTAACAGGGTGGCTAGTGAGTGGTTTCCACTGGACTGTTACTGCCCCTGTTTTTACATTTCGATGTTCCTGCTTTTCCTCTGACCTTAGATGGTCTGAGTACTCTTGCGGACAATCTTTGTATAAATGGATCGTGCCATCTTCATTTATTGGTCTTACCATTCTCGCGAATATAAAGTCTTTCCAATAATCTGTATTCAATACGTATAGCTTTAACCCGCCAACAACACCTTTCTCTAATGAAGTCATTGTGTATGGTGCCGTCATCGTAGTATGGTTTGAAGAGCCTTTAAGAGGAATACATACTTCCGGGAATCTTGAACAGAACTGATACACTTCGTCTGTTCTAAAGCCGGAGTCAATGCCTGCTTTCATTATTTGACGAGGTTCGCCATACTCCGATGGATACTCTCGATGAATAATGATTTCCTCTAAATCGTCCCAAGTGCTTGCCTGTCCGTAATCAATCAGATAGGACTTAACACCGGGAGCGTATGCTCTTACTTCCCACCAGAAGTGGTCAAGCTGTACGTCTACGGAAGCAATAAGCAATACTGCTTTATCCGGCACAACTCCGCTCGGATATGTAGATTCCGTAAATTGCATATTTTGTGTACTCTTAGTTTTAGCACTTCGCCAAGGTTCCGCTAACCACGAATTAATGAAGTTCATTAATGAGGCAGGTGTACCTTTGGAAGTCTTAAACTCGTACGCAACGTCTCCGAACGTGACCCACGGCGAATATATCGACGATAAGTGATACGAAATTGAGCGGACTTTGCTTTGCGATGCATTTACCGCTTCCCATGTTCCATGTCTTAACATTTCCATTTTGTGCTTATCGTGGATGTGTCCGCCGCAATGTTCACATTCGTAATACGCTGTATCACGTATCATGTCCGCATTATCGTTGTGTTCGTCTGGCCATTTTATCTGCTTAAACTTGAGGGTCTGCGACACTCCGCAATGTGGACATGGCACGTAATACTGCCTGCGCTCATTCGCATTCATGAGCGCCTGCCAAATATTACCCGACTCAACAGTAGGCGTAGATACCATTACTATTTTCTTGTCCACGAACGTTTTAGTACGTTCCTTTGCAAGTTTTATTGGATCCGCTTCCTTCCCTGAAAAGGCGGGGTATTTGTCTATTTCATCAAAGAATAGATACTTGATTGACCGGCTTGATAAACTACTCGGTGAGTTTGCACCAACCAGTACCATATAATTGCCGTTATTGAAATCCAATTCAAGCAGTTTACTATTCTCGTCAAAATTATCACTAATAGATTTAACCGATTTAATCATCGGTTGTACTCGCTTATCACTAGCAAATTTAGCAATAGTGTCTGTTGGGTATACCATCATAACTGGTGATTGTGTTTGATCTAGTGCATACCCTATCATGTTGAGCTCTGCTTCAGTCTTACCGATTTGCGCACCAAAGCACAGTATAATCTGTTCAATCAGAGGGTCTGTGAATTTGTCCATAGGCTCTTTTAGATATGGAGTTCGATTCGTTCTCCACCTACCTGGCTCTGCGGATGTATTTGTTAATACCCTGAAATTATCAGCCCATTCTGATACGGTGTATCGTTCTGGGGGGTTGAACGCTTCAAGTTCTTCAGGGAACCAATCAACCTTTGGCCTTTGCTTTTCGACTGACTTTGATTTCCGGCGTGTACTCACCTTTACGCGCGTAGCTTTCGAGGTAGTCTTCGACAACGTCATTCACCACCTTTTCTACATTCGCCCGTGCCTCTGGATCCGTGAATTCACTTGCAATTCGTTTCGCCAATTTAATAAATGACGACTTCAATTCAAGTACTCTCCCCGCCCATTCCTTGGCAACATCTGCACGAGATATGTATTCACCCTCTAATATTTCAAGAAGCTTTTTTTCACGCGCTGCTTTAGACTCTTTTAAGTCAGCTTCAGCAACTAACTTTCGAGTGGCTGCAGATTGGTCTTTTGCTTTATCCCCTTTTGCATGTCCCAGATATGCAAGCACCTCTCTAAGATTCCACCACCCTGTGGCAGCTTTCGGCATCCCTGATTTATGGTGCCTGGAAATAATTTCAGGGGTTACTCGTAGAAGGTCACAAAGCTGAGCACTTGATACGAGTAAATCGCCTGCGGTATTGAATTTGACTCTCGGTTTTGCGTCGGCCATTGTCGACCTCCTTTCTGTCTCTTGACATTCAACTTTCAACAGAAAAATTTCTCCTACACAGAGATACCTATCGCGCGGAGCCGACCACCGCTGGATTTATCGCTAGGGAGTACCTTTTCCCAATTTTCAAATTCTCATTTATAATCAGTATTGATAACCAGAACTTGGTAAATAAAAAAAACACCCTGAAGTGGGCACTCCAATATTATTTCAATACTCCTTTATTCTGTTTAAACTTACCGCGATATTTATGTACCTTTGCTGTTTTAGTTTTGATTAAAGAATGAGATGGGGCATACGATTTACACATATGATCAATGTGAATTCCATTCGCTTTGCACCAACCTTTAACATTGTTCAAGCATCTTCTCTTTTCACAATACACATCAGTCAATCGTATTCACCTCGCCTCCTTAAATTTGCATATAAAAAGACCACCTAACCATATAGATTAAGTGGTCTTTTTGCTTTTGTGTTCTAGGTATTAACTGTGTCGAGAGAGATTAATCGTTTCCCTATTAACTCACACTATCATTATAAATTGTCAAGAATGACATGTCCACGACAGTTTTATGACAATTTCGTGTTTAGTCCAATTACACCCCATAAGAGTACGGATAGCTCTTCAATACCTCTAGCGATGTACCTATGAATGGTTCGTACATCAGGCTTTTCAGGAAATGATTCAGCAATCTCTTCTAAGGTTTCTCCATCAATATAATACCTGCGCATGCATTCGCAATATTTGAATTGCTTGCCGCTACACTTCTCAGCATAGATATCGAGCATGTTATTTACATGGCGCATCATCAATGCTGTTTTTTCTTTAGATTTAACAATCGCATTCACTTTCACAATGCTTTTATCGTCAAACATATCAATCAACAGTTCATTGAGCCATATACCTTCGGCTTGTGTCGAATCCGAGATAGCATTGTCTACATATGACTGTAATTGATTATAATGCTTTAATAGCTTGATCGTGTTGTGTCGAAGTTTACGACCTAGCTGTGCATTTTCTTGCTTTGCTAATTCATAGTAGGTTTTAGTAGCCACCTCAGTAGCCAACCTAGTAATTTTTTCAATTTCGCATTCATTCAAATACATCTCCCCCTTTACGCTTTATTTTAGTCCGTATTGTTTTATTCCAGCTCCATGAAGATTCTCATTAACGCATTAAAACGTTCTTATACATATGAAATTTTGTTTTTTATGGCTATTAGCGACTATAGGAATATACTCATATGTTCTGTGATATGTACAATCACAAAATCATCATCGTCATTTACAACCTCATCAGCCATAGTCCCGATGAATTTCCTATTATCGTTTTCTAGCACTCCTGCAGCTTGTAGTCCATCAAGAATAAATTTCTTAGCAAAAGCTACGTTATCAGGATCATGCCTGGTTGATGAGTGCCATTCAAATAATAGGTCTACTTTGCCCTTAACTGATTCTATCTGTTGTGATAGACATTGTTCTTTGACTTGCTCGGTGCATTTCTTTTTCATAGCGGCGGCTGCTATAGTAGAACCACGCTCACAATCAATATACTCATTTAACGTTGGAAACCGGTTATGGGCTTTCTTTCTAAACCTAAACTGACATCGTAGGAGAATCTTCATCGGTGTGATTCTCCATTGAATATAGCCTCTTCATATTCTCCACGTAAGCGGTCGTATATTCTTTGACTATAATTTTCTTTAGTCCAGGTCTCGCTATAATTCGTCGTAAGAATTATAGGCTTCATTCGGTTGTAGCGATCAATAATAACGCTTTCAACCTTAGATGCTACCCAGTCAGACTTCGAATATTCTGCTCCAAAATCATCAAGCAATAACAAGGGAATATTTCTAAGTTTTTGCTCATAGCTCAGATAGGCTACATTATCACCCTTAGATAACGTAAGCATATTATCCAGTAGATTTGGCATTGAAATCATTAAGCACCCTTTACCTAGTCTCATAGCTTCTTTTAGAAGGCTAACTGCAATAGATGTCTTGCCCGTACCAGCTGGGCCCCTTAATATGAGGCCCTTGCCAGAATCAAGATTAGTTTTCAGATTATCAGAGTACTTTTTAACTACTCCGTAAGCTTCAGCGTTCTCTTTTGGAAAGCTACCGTGTTTGCGTAACCATTCAAAATCCATATCATAATACCGCTTAGGAATTCCAACTGCAGCATACGTAGTATTAACATTAGTTTGAATGACTACTGGTTTATCATAGATTGGATAGAAGAACTCATCCTCTACCGTGTACTCTTTCATATTCTGCTTGCCAGTCAACTTGCTCGTCTTTTCTCGAAGAGCCTCTATTGCTGCTGTTACGTTTAGTGGTTCCAAAATCTTTATTCACCTCCTTTTTTAAATTCCCTGCTGTAACAGTTTCAACATACTTGATGCTATTACCTCCGTTATCGGCTGTGGTATTGATAGCAACAATAACTCGTTCCTTACCATATGATTCAACTAGATCATCTAACCGTTCTTTAATAACAGGCGATATATCTCCGATTGACTTCATATACAATTCGTAAATAGGTTTATTTTTTATTTCATCATCGTCAAACATAGATAGAGGATTTTCATCTTCACGCGCGCGCGTATCTCTCTCTATATTATTTTCTTTTATTTTCTTTTCTTTTATTAGTTCGTTTTGCTCAACATGTGTTCCTTTTTGTTGAACACGTGTTCGTTTTTGTTCGTTTTTACGTCTAGCCTCTCCGCTCTTAATGCCTGCGAGCCTACGTTTTTCGCGGAGTTCTTCGTTTTTAACTTTTCGAAATTCAAGGCGCCGTGTTAAGCTCGGAGACCAAAAATATTCATCATCACAAGCTAATAATTCGTAGTCTGAAATCAATGAATTTACGAACAAAAATGAACACATTGAACATAACTCATTTTGTTCAAACACATGTTCATTTTGTTTGAACACATGTTCAACACATGTTAAATTTTCTTTATTTTTTACTCCTAATTCATTATCAAGAGCAAGGAATGTATATCTTTTTAATGGCAGTTTGTAATCTTCATATGATGCTAGCTTTTCAAGAATAATCCACCACCATGCATACGCGATCATTCCATACTCAGATATCATGGCCACTATCTTAGGGTCGCTGT